GTAAAATCTGAATATTAAATATCTGCTTACAAAGAAATGAAAAATACTCTGGGCGAGTCATTAACCAAGTGAGTTTTAAATGGTAGTCATCGTCATTTGGGTCAAGTATTTCCATAGGGTTGAATAAGTTATCGTCATTAACAGATATACCCAACCACGCTTCGTTGATATCTTTAAGTATTTGAGACATTAAACAACCTTATCCATAAAGCCATAGTAAACTGCTTCTTCCGCCGTCATCCACCAATCTGTGAGTTTTTCTATCTGTTTTTTAATAAAGTTAAACGTCTTTTGGTAGTCCATGCCTTTATTGCAAAAATACTCGCCGTTTACGCATCTGCCTGCGTAGATTCCAATCATAACATCTATTGACTTTTGTGAAAATTTAGCACCATTAATAACCTGCCTAAAATCACCACCATCTCCATAGGTTCCGTAGTGAACCATAAAATCTGCATGTTGCGATATATATCTTACTTTAGCGGCTTGCGGTATAATAGAACTCATAGATCTCGCGTGTGCGTATGATGTGCAGTTTACTTGTGACTTTGAATTAGCTATAACATCATACATTGCCATACCATAATTCCAGTCGCCTCCCCAGTTCATCATTTTTACATTGATTAACTTATTGCTTATTGTATTCAAATAATCCATATTTCTCATAAAAGTTCTTGCCATCTTGTAGTCTACACCTGACTCTTCTCCTTCATATTCACTTTCAGAATTTACATATACTATTCTATTTTCTACATCTATACCGTGGTTGTGAATATCCTCTAGCTGGTAGATTTTACTCATATTTTTCTCCCAACCGTATACATTTCGTTTATTCTTTTAAGAATACTAGTCGTAGTAAGTTTAGCGTTTTTCCTATTTCCACAGAATAACACATGGATATTATCATATAGTTGAAACTCCATTAACATCTTGAGCATATATTTATTTGTAATTTTTATTGAGTTCAAATTTTCCTGTGGTATACCGGCCCCTTCTGGAAAATTCATAAGATCTTCAAGTGTAAATTCAAGGATTATAAACTTATGTGGAAACGTCCTCATTCTCTCAATCTCTTTAAGAAATCTGTATTTATCTTTTCCGAGATTGTTTGCAAGCTCTGATGTGCTTGCTTTTCTTTCTATGCATATCTTATCTTCAAATCCTAGTAAGCTGTAATCTCCAGTATCCAGTTTCTTGTTAATCATGCCGAGACACTCAAAGCCTCTAGTTTTTTCTTTTAGGAAGGTGTATCCATCCTGCTCTCTGGTGTCTTTTATTACAGTGAACGGTGGAGCATTTTTGAATGTCATTTTTTACTCCTGACTATATCTATAAACAACGCCTCATAATATTCTTCTGATTTACTAATACTATCATGGCATTGTCTACATAACGTTATGCCATTATCTAAATCATACCTTAAAGCAGAGGCTGTTGACCATTTTCTGATATGATGGGCCTGTATTTGTCTTTTAGATTTACAGCCCGGCATCTGACAGGTAAACTTATCTCTTTTGTATACTGATAATCTCCAGTCTTTGTAAACCGGGTCATCAAAATTTCTTTTTCTCATGGGTTGTAAACCTTAATAACTCTTATGTCGTATGCTAATTCTCTAAACAATAATTTAGTTTCTATTGAACTATCCTGTTTATACATAATTTCAAAAAGTCCGTAAACTGCCGCATGACACGCTCCATCTGGATCTTTTGCGTCAACAAAGATTATTGGTGTGTCATAGTTATATCTTCCAAGGTCATATCGTTTTAACCTATGCATAACTAGTAATAAAGATAATTTTACTTTATATATTTTCATTATGGTTAATATCGTGATCAACCATTAGTTTTACAAGATCTTTAAATGAAGTCTTAGTAGTCCATCCTAGTTGATTGTTTGCCTTTGAGCAATCTCCTCGTAGGTAATCTACTTCGGCTGGTCTATAAAATTCTGGATCTTGTACTACATAACTTGACCAATCACTGATACCTATATGTGAAAATGCTACGTCTAGGAACTCTCGAATCGTATGAGTTTCACCTGTGCAAATGACGTAATCATCAGGGGCGTCCTGTTGTAACATCATCCACATGGCTTCCACATAATCTCCTGCATACCCCCAATCTCGGAATGCTTCTAAGTTGCCTAGACGTAGCTTTGGAAATTTAGGCCCACTTTTACCTTCGGTATAAATATAGTCTGTATCAAGATTTTCATATTCTGTTAATTGACAATTTTCAAATACAGTAGGATTTTTTTGATGCCACCTAACAAATTCCCCAATCCATTTTGTAATCTTACGGGTGACAAATGATTCACCTCTACGCGGACCCTCATGGTTGAATAAAATACCAGAGCTAGCGTGTAGCCCATATCCTTCACGAAACAGTCTTGTCATATGGTGGGCAGCGCATTTAGCAATAGCGTATGGACTTTGTGGCATAAATTTGGTGTCTTCGTTTTGATACTTCGTTTCGCTAAACTGTTCAGATGGATCTTCTTTAGGTTCTAATTTGATATCATAATTCTTACCAAACATTTCACTGGAACTAGCTTGATAAAATCTTGTGCTGATCATATTAAGGTCAACTAATGACTGTAAAATATTTAAACATCCCTTGCCTGTTATATCCCATGTTAAGGCTGGCTGCTTAAACGATACAGCTACGTGTGATTGCGCTGCTAGGTTATAGACCTCATCAACTTCACCGTTTCCCCTTAAAATGTTCATTACGCTATGGTAATCAGTAATATCACCAGATGCCAATTCAAAGCCATCTGTACCAAACAGGTGCTTGATACGCTGCGTATTGTCAGTACTTACTCGCCGGGATACCCCAACTACCTGATATCCTTTCGAGAGTAAAAGCTCTGCGAGATGGCTACCGTCTTGTCCTGTGATTCCAAATATAATTGCCTTCATTATTTTTCCTTTATAATCCAAGAAGCGTTAAAAAAATGCGTACAGTATCTATCTTTGTTTTTAACAGACCAGAAGTCGTTGTCTAAAACGGTACACTTATCATAGTGAAGATTTAAAATATTGGACTGTCTATCAGATCCTGATAGCTTTACTAGCCTGTTTGTAAAGTAGGTTGGACCGAATAGGTAGCTTCTCTTTTTGTTTACAACACCTCTTGGGTAAATCGCTATATTATCAATTAGATCTAATAAAAACGGATGGTTTGCCGTGGATGCAAAAAATGCATTAGTTAACCAGTTTGATCTATCGTGTGGTTTTAGCACTATTAATTCTTGTTCTGGCGTAATAAAATCTAGAGTTTTGTGGCATTCTATATCCGTATCCGAATAGAATCCACCAAACTTGTTTACTGCGATATACCTAATGATGTCGGCTTGATACGCATAGATACCAGCTCCGACCTCTATAGCTTTCATGCAGTTTTCGTTTATATCTAAGTCGTGTATATTTGATTCTTCCCATATTTTTATTTCTAATTCTGGGTTAAACTTATGCCAAGAGGCTATATTGCGCTTTTCTTTATCTGGAATTTGTGACCCCAGCCACACGAAGTGTAGATTGTTATTTATCATTTTTATAAACCCAGCAAGAATTTGTCCCACAGGAAACCACTTCAATATTCTCTTTTCCTAATGTTTCATTGACAGCCTTTTGTACGCCGTCCTTCCACCTTTTAGAGCCATAGTCGTGACCCGCTAAAGTGCCCCCCTTTTTTACTTTCGGTAACCAATCTTTTATATCCTCTTTTACAGATTCGTAAGTATGCTCCATATCTATAAAAACCACATCACAAGAGCCGTGTTGGAACGAATTGCACACTTCATGTGAAAGTCCTCTTATGTGATTAAATTTTCTACCCCTCATGTTTTCAAGAAAAATTTGGTATATATCTTTTCTTGTGACTAGCGCGTGAGAAGACCCTCTTTCTACAGAGGAGCCAAGCCAGCTATCTATGATCCATAAATTTAAATCTTTTCCAGATTCTTCAATTGCATCACACAGAAAGGCAGAACTTTTGCCTAGCCATGATCCACACTCAACAAATATTCCGCCGTCAGGTATCTCTTGAATAAACCTCTTGAATAAATGACCATAATCAAAAAATCCCTGTATGTCTCTATATGATTTCATTTTTTGTATCCCAATAATGCAAAGTCTTCTTTATAGAGAGAGTAAACAACGTCCTTCATTTTTGTAGTGTACGCATCCATTGGATTCGTGTGATTTTTCATTCCAGTAGTTTTAGAGTAGTGGTACTTTACATCCAAGCCGACCTTTTTACAATCTGAATTGAAATTTTCCAATTTGATTATCTCGTCGGCTTCATATGCATGATAATACTGTGAAAAAAAGTGCCCCGATGAATGCTTGGCTATATTTGTTCTTGCAAGCATGTCTGGTAAATGATTTAGCACGAAGTCCTCGAATTCAAACTTGTTGCTTTTTCCGTTATAGTAGTAGCATGACAGAAGTCTTGTGTAAGGATTTCTTACCGTACAGATGGTTTTGTATTCCTTGTAGGGAACGCCCAAGATAGAATATAGTCTTAAGTCTGCATGTTGCAAGTAGCACTGATGTTCTTTATCGAACCCAAACATTATTTTTCTATCTGAAACATTAGATTCGAGCTTTAACCCCGGAAGGTAAAGATCTCTTAGGGTGTGCTCTATAGAGGTGCCGCCAGTTTTTCCGGGATGAAGCAGTATGATTTTTTGATCATCTATTTTCATTTTAATCCTTAACGGTATCGGGGGTAAGGAACGGCTGGTCTATAATTCCATCCTCATATTTATGCAGTTGTGCAAGTCTTGCTTTTTCGTTTTCCATGCCAAGACGCATTTTTTCCATTTCCAGCCCATATTTTCTAGTTTGCTCAGGGTGCGTCATCAGGTGAATCATCCAGCCGGTAAAACTTTGCCTACTATCTTCAAGTCGCTTAACTCGCTGTTCGCGGGTAGCCCGCATCTCCTTGAGCATTCCGTTTTTCTTAGCCTGCAACTCCCGGTAGTCTCTATTCATAGACTCCTGAGAAGCCCTGTAGGACGCCATCTGACGCTCCATGTTTAGAATCTGATCTCTGTCTTGCTGGTCTGGGTCTCTAGCCCTCTCCGCTTGAACTAGAGCCTCTAGAGTGGAAATCTGCTCTATGCTATCCTTGTTATTTTTTAAGCAGCGGTTCATCAGTAGTTCCAGCTTGATCAGGTCTACCACCTGTAATTCCTCAGTAGGAATTACATCATCTTTAAACTGATTGATGATTCTGGTCCAGTGATACTTAAAGAGCTTGAGTTCGTCCTGTGTAAACTGAAGGGCAAGTTCAGTCCAGTAAGGGCGATCCTCAAGCTCAAAAGCCGCTTCTTCCAAAGAAGAAATCCCCACCTTAAACTTCCGTTTAATGTAGAGATCTATACTATCTGGGTCTCTATCTAGCTCAGCACCTATCTCAACAGCCGATAGTCTCTCGTAATTTTTTTCAATATATTCCATTTCATCAATAGAGAATCTACCCTTCTTCATTTGCTTCCTCCAGATACCCGTAGGATTGTAAAATATAATTGATGTAATCCATTACCTCCTGACGGCGATTTTTAGGTACTGGAACCTCGTGAACTATCTTCAGGTAGTCCATCCGTATAGAGGCAGGTACTTCTCTGTTTAGTATTTCTATTGCATCTGAATAGTCTGTTAAGTATTCTGGTATACAGAATTTTTCTTGTTTATCTACTATTGTATGATCATTATCTAGTTGGCCGGGTTGTAATACTCTACCTTTATCTTCATCTTCTGATGAAAAATGATTATCTCGTACAAAATTTTTAAGTCTGTTGGATAGGTGGACCGATAAAAAGTTTTCAAGTGGTCTATTGTTGTCATATCTAGTAAGGGCATCCATACAGATAATGAAAGATTCCTGCTTGATATCGTCTAATGTAAAACCATAAAATATATATCCGGGGGCGATTCTCTTAATTACTTTATCTATCTTATCCATTGTCTCTTCGTATGTCATATTTTCTGGTATTTTCATAATTTACTCCATACTCAACGTCTTCCAACTTTCACCATCATATCC